CTTAACCTAGAAGAACCAAAAACACTTGTTATAGCTGATTCAGCTGAACCAAAGAGCATAGATGAGTTAAAGAGTTATGGTATTAATGTTTTACCTTGTGTTAAAGGGAAAGATTCGGTAAGAAACGGAATACAAATAGTCCAAGACCAAAAAATATCAGTAACAAAGAGAAGTTTAAACATACTTAAAGAATACCGAAGCTATGTTTGGAAGAGGGATAGAGAGGGAAGACTAACCTTAGAGCCATCTGATATTTGGGATCATCATATGTCCGGGATAAGATATGCTTTATCAAGTCTAAAAGATGATTTAAGCCCAGTAGAGCAAATAAAAAGAGAACGAGAACTAGATAAAATTAGAGAGGAGGCAACAGACCCTTCAGATTACGGACTTGATGCTTGACATTACTTTAGAAAAGGAGTAAAATAATATAACAATTAAATAATAATCAGCCCTTGCTGGAACAAACCAGGCGGGTGAACGAGTTATCCTAAGAAATTGGGGTAATTGTTCACCCGCTTTTTGTTTAGCAATAAGCGTTCTTTGTAAATTAAATATAACACGAGGGATGTAAGCCAACCTCGTTAAAAACTTTCAATTTTAAAAAAACAATTAATCGGCCTATGGCCAAAAATATAATCCTATGGATTTAGAAAACAAAAACATAGCTCCTACGGAGCCTACTGCTGAAGAGCTTGAAGCAGAAAAACAACAGCTCGAAGAAGTTAAGGAGGACGAACTAAGAGAGAAACTGGCTGAAGATTTGGGCATTGACCCAGACGACAACCAAGACCTCTTAGACAAGGCGGTTGAGCGAGAGCTTAAGCAACGAGAAAAATTATCTGAGGCTATCGGCCAAAAGATTAAGTATCGTGAAGCCTTGAAAACCAAGATAACTTCAACTCCTGAGGCTAAGCCGAAGGAAGGAGCCGAGAAACCCGATGTGCGATCTGAGATATTATCTGTTCTTGAAGAGGAACGCCTCAATGATATGGATGTTCCCCAAGAACTTAAAGACGAAATTAAAAAGATTGCTAAAGTCAGCGGTATCTCGGTAAAACAAGCAGCTAAAGACCCTTACATACTCTATCGCAAGGAACAACTTGAGACAGAAAGTAAGTCGGAAGAAGCTGCTATCAGCCGCACGAAGAAAGGAATTAAGACAGATTTTGACCCGACTAACCCTCCGGATATTGATTTATCTACCGAAGAGGGACAAAAGGCTTATGCCGAATGGGACAGAAAACTCAAAGCTCACGAAGCTAAGAACAAATCTTAATAACAATCCGTTGCGGTGTTATCAGTAATTAAAAAATTAAAATGCCAAACACAGCAACTTACTTAAACAAAGAAAAGTGGAGTAAGGACTTGCAGGTTTCCTTGTTCGTAGAGAACACAGCCGTTTTCTTGGCAGGAACCGAAGCATCATCCGTGTTGTCCGCAGATGGAAGAAAGTTTCACAAACCAATTCTATCTCATCCTACAACCGGAACTTACACCCCTGGGAATGAAATCTCAGACAAAGTATATGTGTCAACTGATGAAGAGTTAGAAGTAGATACTTTCAAATACTCTTCAGAATATGTTGATGACACAGAAAAGAAACAATCCAGCTACGAATTGACAAGCAGAATTTCCAACTCAATGCAAAAGCAACTTAACAACTTAATTGAACAGGCCTTCTTAAACAAAGTTAAGACAGATGCCGTTCACACAGTTGATGCCGGTAGCGTTGGTGGATCTGCTGGAAGCAACATTGAATTGTTAGCTTCTAACGCCTCTCAAATTTTCACAGCTGCTCACACTAAACTTGATTTAGTTGACGCTCCGAGAGTTGGAAGAGTCGCAGTCGTTGGTCCTCACACCGTTGGTGTATTAAGAGAAACCAAAGCTGGTAGAGAAACGGGATTGGGTGATTCAGTATTAGCTAACGGTATAATCGGACCTTGGCAGGGATGGATAGTTGTTCAGAACAACAATCTTCCTTGGACAGCTACTTTAACGATAGCTGATCAGCCAACAGATGGTGATACCGTTACTATCGCTGGAGTAACATTCACATTTAAGGACGACATTTCAGGTGGAACAGCCGGATATGTCGCTATTGGAGGTTCAGCCGCAGCTGCCAGAGCTAACTTAGCTTACGCAGTATTAGGAACAGGAACAGTTGGAACTAACTACGTTGATGTTTCAGGCGAGAACAGGTTTATCTTGGAAAAGAGAAATCTGTCTTGTGCTACTGCTGAAGGAATGCTCTTCACAGGTAACGGAGATATCGTTGTGGCTGAAACATTTAACTCAGATAACAACCTCTGGTCAGACCAGACTCAATACTCTTGGTTTGGTCTAAGAGGTGCTACTGACTTATGTGTTCAGATGCCAACCGAAGTAGAAGTTAGAAAAGCCGACAAACTATTTGGTGACAGAATTCAAGCTCTTGAAGGATTTGGTGTTAAAACCTTTGCCGATGGAGCTAGGGGATTGATTGCCGTAAAGATTGCAGCCGATTCGTGGGTATAGTCAGAGTTTGATCGAATCCAAATAAAGTCGATAACAGGTAAGAATTATTAAGTTAATCTCTTCCGGGAGGGGATAAAACCCCTCTCGGGAGACAATAAAAAACAATATGTGTGCAAAAATATTTAACAGGGCCGTGCTCTTGGCCGGTGAGAAAAGAACAATCGGTTCTATTGTTTTCACCGTTCTTGAGTATGACAAAGACAATAAGATTTCCAGAGCTACAAGTGCCGGAACTCCTCCTGACAGTCAGTCAGGTTTTGCTGTATTAGCTGAAGTTAGGGATACAACTAACAAAAAGCTATACAAGAACACCGGAACTACCTCCTCAACTACCTTCACAGAGTTTGAGACAGGTGCGACTGGAGCAACTGGTGCTACGGGACCTTCTGGAGTTACGGGAAGCACGGGAGCCTCAGGACCTTCTGGACCTTCCGGCCCTTCAGGACCTCAAGGAGCTGTTGGACCTCAGGGAGAAACCGGACCAACAGGAGCTGGAGTTACTGGAGCCACGGGACCTTCGGGACCTTCTGGACCTACGGGAGTAACTGGTGCTACTGGTGCTGCTTCAACAGTTTCCGGACCGACCGGAGCAACTGGTCCAACTGGAGCTTTAGGAACAGAAGTAGTCACACTCACCTTTACTGGTGCCTCTATGGTAGCAGCTTCAGGTGCTATGACTTCAGGATCAACTCCAATAGGAGTTTATGTCTCAGCTATAACGGGTGAACCCGCAGCTGCAGACTTACTACTTGAAACCTCTGGAGCTGTCTTGACTGGCACAAGGACACACGCAGCTGGAACGGGGGACGCAATAACCTATAAGGTTACCTTGGATTTGGCTTAATGTAGTCTGTCTATGAGGGGGTTTTATGACCCTCTCAATAGGCAGAATACTTAAATAATAAACTAATAAAATAATAAAATGATTACTTATGTAGAAACCACTGGGGCAGATAAGGTTATCTCAACCAAAGCGGCTTACTTAGAAAGAATAATTGTCGGGAAGAGTGTCGGGTCAAGCGTGATAGAAATATCAAATAGCCCTTCTGACGGAGATGGAGACATTAAAGTTTATCTCGCAGGAGATACTTTAGTCGGGGAATACGCAATCGGAGCAGAATTTAACAAGGGTATATGTGCTGACCTCACAAATCAGACAAATGTTTCTTTCATTTGGTCTCCAATGGCAGCTTAACTTAAACCAAAATGCAGTTTAATGATACAACTTTAAAATCAGGGATACTCCAAGAGATCGATTTCTATCTCTTCGGGTCATCGGCAACGATGAATACGACTGCTTATTCTGTCGCTGATAGAACAAGGAGAATAAACCAACGGCTCAATAGAGTCGTTTCTATCATTTTCAAGAACGACCGAAGGTGGAAATATGACGACTTTAACCAAGATGATATGAATATCTTTTATACCACTTTGGTTTCCGGACGGAATGACTACGAAATATCAGGGGCTGACTTTCTAACGATAGAAGAGGTGGCTGTTTTAGATGTTAATGGGAAATACCAGATATTAGAGTCTGTAGTTAGAGAAGGTTCTACTGCTCAAAAGTTGCAAACCGATGAAGACGGAGATAACGGAGTTCCTACTAAATACGAAAAGCACGGAAACTCAATAATCCTTAATAAAAAGGCTGATTTAACATACCTAACAGCTGCCAAAGGCTTAATGATTAGAGGAAAGAGACTTCCCTCTTACTTCACGGCAGACGATACAACCAAAGAACCTGGATTTAACCCGTTATACCACAGCTATTTATCTCTCGGAGCTTCTTATGACTACGCAATAGCTAACGGAATGCACAACAAGGTAGCCGAGTTTAAACCAGAGTTAGAAAGATTAGAGGCTGATATAGCAGAGGATTACCGAAATAGAGCTGGAGATGATAAGCCGAGTATCAAACTCCAAGATGATGGAGAATATACAGATAATTTATACCAATAATGTCAACGATTTGGACAAAAGCGACAAAGAATGCGTCAAGTTTTACACAAAGAGTTAAAAACTTTTTAGTGTATTTCTGGGGAAATCAGGATGAAGATTATATCGTTGATCATTTAGGTAGGAAGATAGTATTCAGCTTAGATTATTCTTTTACTGGTAGGACAAAGAATGCGGCAGTTTATACTAAGAGAACTAAAAACTAATTATGATACCACAAGGTCCAAACAGTCCAGGCACAATGGCAGAACGAGATAATATAGAAAATATCCAACCGCTTTGTGGTAAATGTAATTCAATTAAAGGTATGAAAATTATTAAATACAATACAGAAATATGGCAAGTATAGGTCCATTATCACCGGGGACTGTTGTTGATTCGGCTGATGTCGGAACGGTGTCGTGGAGTAATCCTGATAATGCGAAGGTGAGTGATAATACTTATGCTGTTAATGTTCTTAGCTATAATTTATCTCATTATCTTAAAGCTACTAACTTTGGATTTTCAATACCAAGTTGGGCAACAATAGATGGAATTAAAGTAGAAGTAGAGGGTAAGGTTAATACGGTTGGGAATAAGGTAATTTCGTGTAAGCTTCAAAAAAATAATAGTGGTGTCGGTAGTATAAAAATAAACTCTAATATTTCAACTGAAGATGCTTATCATGATTTTGGTTCTTCTTCAGATATGTGGGGAGAATCTTGGTCTCCATCTGATATAAATAATTCTGGGTTTGGTGTTAGTTATTTATTTAATTCTTCTACATTTGGTGTAATTGTCTATATTGACCACATCCGCATAACAGTTTATTACACGGAAGCAACCCCAACCCCAAAACCACTACCAACATTTTTCAGACCATAAAAATAAAACTATGTCAGATAAAATACAAATAAATGAGTTAGATACATTAGAAACCGTAACAGGTGCGGACTATATTGCTGTTCAGAGAGCATCTGATGGTGTTTTATATAAAGCAACTAAATCTAATGTTAAGGGAGATACAGGTTCAACGGGTGTAACCGGTGCTACCGGTCCGAGTGGTGCTACAGGAGTGACCGGTCCAACCGGAGCTGATTCAACGGTTTCAGGTCCAACAGGTCCAACAGGAAGCACGGGAGCTACAGGTGTTACAGGTCCAACTGGGGCGGATTCTACCGTTTCTGGCCCAAGTGGACCGACAGGACCTACTGGTGTTACTGGCTCAACTGGCTCTACTGGCTCTACCGGTGCCACGGGGTCAGCTTCTACTGTATCAGGACCTTCCGGTGCGACTGGGGCAACAGGAGTTAGCGGTCCTACCGGTCCCTCAGGTCCTCAAGGTGTCACGGGTTCTACTGGCCCAACTGGCCCGACTGGTGCGACTGGACCTTCTGGTCCAACAGGTGCTACCGGTCCGACTGGCGTAACTGGTGCCACGGGTCCAACGGGGTCAGCTTCTACTGTGTCAGGCCCTTCGGGTCCTTCTGGACCATCTGGTCCAAGTGGACCGACTGGCCAAAGCGGAAGCACAGGAGTCACTGGTTCTACTGGAAGCTCTGGTCCTTCGGGACCGAGTGGTCCTTCTGGCTCTAGCGGTCCAACAGGTGCGACCGGAGCAGATTCTACGGTCAGTGGTCCTACTGGCCCATCAGGTCCAAGTGGTCCCTCCGGACCAACTGGTGCCGATTCTACGGTTTCTGGTCCTTCTGGTCCAACGGGGGCAACGGGTGTAGGGGTTACAGGAGCGATCGGAGCAACTGGACCTAGTGGAGCAACCGGGCCTTCTGGACCTACAGGTGTAGGTAGCACAGGCGTAACAGGAGCCACTGGAGCTGGTGCCACTGGCGCTACAGGACCAAGTGGTCCAAGCGGAGTTCAAGGCATAACCGGCCCAAGCGGAGCTTCCGGCCCGAGTGGCCCGAATGGTGCAACAGGTGCCACAGGAATAACAGGTGCCTCAGGCCCAAGTGGTCCCCAAGGCGTTACTGGATCTACCGGTCCTTCCGGACCTACAGGCCCAACAGGCGTTGGTTCAACAGGAGTTACGGGACCATCGGGACCAAGCGGCCCAACAGGAGCTGGAACAACCGGTGCTACTGGATCCTCAGGCCCTAGCGGTCCAC